GTAGAATCGAAGAAGTGAATCTATCAAATGCCAAGTTGGTTTATTCCAACAAAACATACGTTAGCGACTCCCTTAATGAGCGACAGAAGAGTAAAATTGTCGATGCTATCTCGAAGGCAACAACGGTTGCGGAAGCGAAGATTATGTATGAAACTTTACAAAGTACAGTGGGAAGCTTAAAAGAAAAAGCACCAAAATCACTGAACGAAACTATTAATCGAAGATCTTCAACTCTTCTTCCTCGCCGAAATGGCGAGGAACGTAGCAATTCTGTCAATATGCGCGACAGATTGCAAAAATTAGCCGGAATTAAATAAAAAAAGGAGGATTTTAACAATGGCATCTGTTTTAGAAAGATTAACAGAAGGAATTGTTAGCCGCGATCTGGCAAAAGAAGGCGCCGCTCTAAGGGCAAAGTGGGAAAAGACAGGTTTATTGGAAGGACTCTCAGGAGATCGACCTTTGGACAATATGGCTCGACTACTTGAAACACAAGCTAAGGAGCTTCTTCGTGAAGCTTCTGTTATGGCTCAGGGCGACGTTGAAGGTTTTGCCGCGGTAGCATTTCCAATCGTTAGACGAGTTTTTGGTGGACTTATTGCAAATGATCTAGTATCAGTGCAACCAATGAGTTTGCCCTCTGGTCTAATTTTCTTCCTAGACTTCCAGCATACAAATGCTCGTCTAGGATACGCTGCAGACACTTCACTTTACGGTGGTGGTGTCGTAGGTCAGGAACTTACTGGTGGTGTGGATTTAGGTGGAACCGATTTGGTTAACGCTGAACGTGGTTTCTACAACCTTAATCAAGGTTATTCATCGCCGACTGGTTCGGTAACTACAAACGCAGTAGCGGTTGCATCTGGAACATTTGGGGGAGTCAGCACTGGTGCTGACGCTCAATCACCTGATGATTCTGGAAACGCATTCGATGCTCTTTGTCGTTTCGATCCAGATTTGGTGTCTGGTACAGCAACCGTCGCAATTGCGAAAGTTGCGGTTTCAACACTAGAAGCTGGTGGTTTCCTTTTGAATAAAGATAATCTTATTGCAATTGGGTTCACACCCGGTACAGGATCCGCTATACGTCGTTTGACACAATATAGTGGTTCAGATAATGATGATATTTTATTCTTTGCTGTGGATAATGCTGCTGCAAGTTCTGCTACTCAACTCATGGCTGGCTTAACTGACGCATTGGCATTTACTATTCCATTGGCAGACAACTTCCAAGGAACTGCAACTGCCGGTGCAGCAAACGCCGTAGGCGCTATTGCTGCACAGGCTGAGTGGGGTCTGGAAGATAATACTAATATTCCAGAAATTGATATCAAGGTAGACTCGATTTCAATCACTGCGGTTTCTAAGAAACTGAAAGCAAAATGGACACCTGAACTTGGTCAGGATCTTAATGCTTATCACAATCTAGATGCTGAAGTTGAATTGACATCAATTCTATCTGAGCAAATTGCGCTAGAAATCGATAGAGAAATCTTGGCAGATCTAGTTATCGGTGCGAAGGCTGACACATATTACTGGTCACGTTCGCCTGGAATGTTCCTTAATAGAACAACTGGTGCCGAAGTTGGTGCTGGTGCTGTAGCCCCCGACTTTACGGGTAACGTTTCTGAATGGTACGAGACTCTCGTTGAAACTATCAACGATGTTTCGGCTCAGATTCACCGCAAAGTCCTAAGAGGCGGAGCAACGTTCTTGGTCGTTAGCCCTGAAGTAGCTAATATTCTTGAGTTCACTTCTGGTTTCCGAGCGAACGTATCTCACGACTCTGACAAGGGTGTTGTAGGTGCTATTAAGACTGGTAACCTAAGCAAGAAATGGGATATATTCGTAGATCCTTATTTCCCAAGAAATGTTGTACTAGTTGGACGTAAGGGTGGAAGCTTCCTAGAAAGCGGCTACGTTTATGCTCCTTATGTACCACTACAGGTTACTCCGACTATCTTCGGTATTGAAGATTTCGTGCCTCGTAAGGGTGTCATGACTCGATATGCCAAGAAGATGGTTAGACCTGATATGTATGGTTTGGTTGTTGTGCGAGGACTCTTAGGAGAATCTGGCGGAG